CCAGCAGACCTATCGGAAGATGTTAAGAATTCACGCGTTTTTGCCTTTATTGTTCCACCATTTTGTGTGGCACAGTAGGAAAATAAAGCGAACTTAGGGATACCTACGGAATACGATTTACCATTAATGGATGGAATAACATCACATTATAAGCCCAGATATTGGCGTGACGGATGTAATAACGTAGGAATTGCCGGATTAATCTTATTTGATGAGCACCCGATATTTGAGCAAAAAATAGCCATGCTCCCTGTGGGGTACAGACCCATTACGTCCCGACAATTTGCTCTTGCAATGGCTGTCCCACCTCATACATCTATTTACGGATGGATAGAAGTTAATGGAACAATACGTTTAGCATCGGTAAACTATTCAGAAGATGTTAAGAGAAACTCCTCTTTTGCATTTATTGTCCCACCTTTTTATGCCGCTTTTTAATTTTATCTTTGGAAAATCAGCTTCCAAAGAAAGATACAGGCGGAATAGTTATTTGACTTGCGGTTACGTTTAAGGAAGGAAAGATGTATATATCGCCATTGACGTAAAAATCTATGTGGGAACATAACGGCTGTCCCTCGTCCCCTGAATACCTCATGCCACATGTAGTTGAAAATGGAATCCGAGGGCGATATCCCGTTGGCAAAGTCGCTAAATGCACTTTATAGGACATTTCGGTTGTCAATAACACTTTCAACCTTGCACAAACATACACAATCCCTAGATCATCCTTTCCGTATCTACAATCCCACGGAACGCCGCCCGCACTTTCAAATGGGACAAATCCTTCTGCTAGAGGCAAATCATAGGACACAGCGCTATTTTTGTTCGCCTTATTTTCCTTAGCTGTTGGCGGGATAATTAATAGAAAACTGTACTACCTGATATTGATCAGCAACAGATTGCGGCACTAAGATTTGCACACTCCCGGTATCAAGAACCCAAACATTTAATACGTCTGCTCCTGTTCCGCCAAGTCGTAGATTTCCAGTAAAGCTAATGGAGCATTGCGGACGAAAGCCTTCGGGCATCACGGCAACCTGATTGTCATTTCCGCTTCCGCCTAATAGCGGAAACTTTTGTCCATCCTTGCGCTTAAAACATGCAATCAAGCACACCATCCCAGAGTCATCTTTTGTATAAGCATTTTCGTACCCAATGTATGGCTCATAATCACTTGTTAATAGCAGCTCATAGGACATAACGCTATTTTTATTCGCCTTATTTTCCTACTGTGCCACACAAAATGGTGGAACAATAAAGGCAAAAACGCGTGAATTCCTAACATCTTCCGATAGGTCTGCTGGGGTTAAATTTATTACTCCATCAGTAAAAATCCAACCATAAATTGACGTATGAGGCGCAGGGGCCATTGAGAGTAAAAAGTTACTTGCATTTTTAGGTCTATACCCCTCTGGAAGCGTGGCTATTACTTGTGATGGTATTGGGGGTTCGTCAAATTTAAACGTTCCTCTTATCCCCACATTATTTCCATCACGCCAATATTTAGGGACAGTAGCAGGCGTGATTCCTTCCGCCAGTGACAAATCGTACTCCGCAGGTGCTCCTAAGTTCGCCTTATTTTCCTATGGCTACCTTGCTAAATATGTAATTTGCCCATGCATACAAGCGTAAGGAGATACTCCAAATACGGCAATTTCTCCATTGGCACGTACCAATATGGTAGCTATACCACCGGTAGCACTGTTGTTTGGCCATCCATATGCGACTGCAATAATTGTTTCTCGGGATCTAAATCCTTCCGGAATCATTGCAACAATGGGAGCATCTGCTGTAATAGTATTTTCCAATGGATCGGATTGTACAGACATCTTTATGTGCACGCGCCCAAATAAATCCTTGCAATATTTACTCGCTAATATGTGATCTCCAGCGGTCAGACCTCTATCAACAAATCCCTCTACAAACGGCAAAGCATACTCTATTGGCGCTCCTTTGTTCGCCTTATTTTCCTAATACAAATTAAACAGAACGAAAGACAAAAGTTCCTCGGATGTCCAAAAAATCTACATCTGAATGCGTTAAAACGATTCCTGTATTTCCTTTGATATAAATTGGAAGGACGGCTGGAATAAAATCAACCGTTGTTAAAAAACACCAATCAAACCTAGGAGGGCGAAAACCTACCGGCAAGATGGCAATAGATTGATGTGCCGACAGATGCGCCTTTGTGCTTTCATCTTTAGGATATATCAAAAATCTTACGATAGACAGGCCGCTATCTAAATTTGAACATACTATGCTGGATGATATACTTTCTAATCCTTCAACAAGGGGAATTTCTATCCATGCTGACGGTTGTTTGTTCGCTTTATTTTCCTTAGCTACTGATTTGTGTGATAAAGGGTGGTCCCCCGAATCCAGCCGCTTTCGCAGGAATTTATTTGTATGTTTCCGTTGTTGGCATCGCTCCAAAGATAATTCTGACCTATGCTGAAAACAAATTGTTGATCAGACTGAAACCCATACGGTATGGTCATGAGGTCCGCATTGTCATCTGAGTATGTACGCACTTTCAGATTATTTAGCCAAAAAATAAGCTGAATCAATCCGTTATCATATTTATCTATCCTGATCCATCCATTAGGAAGATCCTTGCCTGAACTCTCATTAAAAAGCTCTTGATTAAATACTCCTGCGTTTTCTTCTGCGGATAGCCCCACAGTAGAGATAATTTTGTTCGCTTTATTTTCCATTTGCGAATTGATATTCGCAAAGGTATCAGCATAGGATTGCGTCAAAAATTGCAAGTTCTGACCATCCTGAATTGCAACAACCTGCATTCCAGCAACAAAAGCTCCAGCAGGTAAAGGCGTTCCTTCAAGATTGAGTGGGTTTAGCCTTGTCCCGTTTACTGTTACGGCATCACCCGCAATCCAGGGCGCTCTTGCGGTAAAGCGCATAATTGCCCCGGCTCCCGTTAGAGTATGGTTTGTGCCGGACTTGGAGTGGACGTAGGTATTGATAATGCCATCAGATTTGGCGCTATTCACTTCGTCATACAGATAACTCATATCTTGGTTGTATTTTTCGTGCCAGTCGGGCATTCCTTTAACTAGCGCTACAAAATTTCTAAGGATATTCATTATTTCATCCCCTCTAAATATTAAGTAATAATTTTATATACAAACTATCCGCGCCGGAATAGGTCAGCGTATAGACATAATCGCTTATCTTATTGATTGTGGGAGTCCCTGGTTCTGCAAGCTTTTTAACTGTGAATACAGTCAGATTGTTGGCGTCCTGGTATGTCTGGCGGCAGGGATACTGCGTCAGTTCCTCCCCGCCTGCCGGACCATCCCCAGATCCGCCTGTCCCGGCAGTATACCGCCCTTCCAGTAATAGCACATTTGGGTAACCGTTTAGGTTATGCTGGATTTGGCAAAGAAGCTCAGACGGCTCCGTCATAGCTATATAGTCCTCAAGTGTAGTGTCGTCCGGCATAAGGACCTGGCTGGCAGTCGTCAGCGGCGCATGGGGAATGTATTCATCCCCCACACGCACACGCATTACAAAAGGAATCAATTCTGCTTGATTCGCCATTTAACCGTACCTCTTATTCTGTTGGTTCGGTGACAGGTACGGACGTATCAAACCAGATTGCACCTTCCTTTGGCTCCGTTGGCTCTGTTTCCCCTATGGAGATTTGTGATTTTGCTCCAAATTGTTCAATTTGAGCTTTGGTAACAAACTGATGGTTGTCGTCTGTTGTTACCTGTTCAGCCGTAGTTGCGGGATACATGTTTTCCCATTTTCCTTTTACATAAGATTTCTGTGTGTAATTCATTTTTTTGCCTCCTTAAATTTTACCCCATATGAGGGATTTATCTTCAGGCGCTGTCGCGCTGAAAACCATGTTTTGGATTGTGACGTTATCTTCTGCCGTCACGGATGTATCGGGTACCGAAATACCGCCTGTTACCTGTGTGCTGCCGCCATTGGGAAGCAGTCTGAGATAAATACTCAGGCTCTTGTTATCTTCAAATGTAACCGTATATTCTTCCCGGTTGATTTGCCGTAGGGCAGGCTTATTAAAAGATAATGCAGATGAAATAGAAACTGTATTCAGATCCGGGTATTCCACCTGAACAGGAAGGGGCTTAACGGATGTACCGCCTGCTGGCCCATTCCCGGCACCTCCAATCCCTGCACCATACTTGACAACGGCCGCGAATACGCCAGGATAAACGCCCATGTGATGGGGGATTGTGGCGATTTTTGTAAATGAAGTTTCTTTTTGTTCCGGGATAAGCCGGATATATACAGCGTCCTTGTCATTATCCTGATAGGTAATGACATACTCCGTATCGCTGATTTTATGTAAGGCTTTCTCTATGCCAGGTTTGGCGGCAGATTTTGTGGTGTAAATGGTAAGGCTGCTTTTTCCGCTGTATTCAACCTTAGTGGGGATTTCCATGAGGTTTGTGCCGCCTGCCGGGCCATTTCCCATACCTGCACCGTACTGGTAGGCAAAGACGGATAAATTAGGATAGCACTCTAAATCATGAGTAATAGTAATTAGTTCTGTGTCGGCGTGCTTAGAATCGTTATGCTCTGATATAACCTGTTCAAGCATATCCTTTGTTACGATTGCATCAGGAGCAATATCCGCATCTACAGTATTCACATCCCCTACTGCTGCAATCAAATCAAAAGTCGCTATTTTCCCAACTGCGGAGCTGGCAGGCCTTATCCATTCCGGCCCATCTTCCAGCCGCAGATAGGTATATGGAACTTCCCCATCATCCGGATCTTCCGCATAGAGCATAATCCCTGTACAGTAAAATCCGTGTTCTACATCACTGGAATTGATTTGTACCGTAACCTGGCATTCTCCATCAACAGGATTGGTAACGGAAGCGATTTTTCCATCCATTACATAATCTGGCGGTTCCCAGATTTCTTTTGGGGATGTACCGTCAGGAATTTTTCCCTTTCCCACTGCCACCCGTATATAGTGCATTTCGCATCGTCCTGCCAGGACTTTCCCTATCAGCGTTTTGCCCGGCAGGCAGTTATAAATGCCATCTTCAAATTTTTCCATCTGATCTCCCCTATTCAATCACTTTTGGTTTAATATGTGTGTGACAAAATAGTCCGCCTGCACAATTTGAACTGCTTGTAACGATTCTTTTCATATCTGGGCTGTCTGAACATACTCTTGGATGTATAAACGTGCCTTGTACCATATTGAGAAATGTTTCTGCACTTTGTTTGGTGTCTGGATAATCCGCTGAAATTTTTGTCATGCAAAAAGCTGCCTGCCGGAACAGGATAGTATGCCTGAATTCTCGCCTGGCTTCCTCTGCCATCCAAACTGCCAGATGCGCCGGCTTCACTGTACGGATATAGTCAGAAACCTCTTTGATTTGCATGGGGTCCAAAGAGTTTTCTTTTGTATGGATGGTAATATCAAACCGGTATGGACCTGTAAAATCCTTTATTTCAACATTTCCGCCTGTTAAAGCTTCCACACCGCGCCGAATAACTTCTGGATTAACAGGCTTTGCCCCGAAAATTTTTGAAAGTATCCTTTGCCTGCGACGCTCCAGCGTCAGCGAATCGTCCGGTTCAAATCCATAAACCCATTCCCATATGGCTATGCTCCAGGTACAGGTCTGGGGAAAAATCTCTGCCCTGAGCTGTTCGGCCCATGCCCGCATTTCATCCCATTCACGCCCAATTACTTCGTACATCCACAACCCGATATAGGAATTATCATAGAAGCCCTTCGTTACCATACGCAGGAATCTTTCTGCTTCCGGGCTGCGGATAATGCCGTCAAGTTCAGGCTTCATCCAATATCACCTCTCCTGTTACCGGATATTCTATCTGGGTCACAGGGATGTTGACAGAAACCCCGTTTATTGTCAGTCCGGTATAGTCCTTAACCCCATATGTTTTGGCAAGCACAGCCCCTACCTGCACCCATCTAATATATCCTGTATGTTTTATGGTATCGTCCACCGCTTCCCGCCCTACTTCATGCCAGTAAGATACCAAATTCTTTTTGAAACGGCTGGTTACAGTGTCTATATCTTCTCCTTCATCAAGAAGCACTGCTGCAGCTATATCAACTGTTATCCCTACCGGGGCAATGACTGTCAGTTTTGCCCCTATAGGCTTAGGAGCCTTCACATCATCATCACCGGTTCCTGCAATATGTAAATATACAGCGTCAAGAATCTGCTGGTTGGCCGGAAGGCCGTTGCTGTCAATGATAATGATCCGTACCGCTCCCACACACTTTTCATTTCCCATGGGATCGGTATAGTGGAACTGGTCAGGCAGGCTGGGATCCGGCCATTCCGGGTCAACAATAACCTGCCCCACGCCCGGCACTTCTTTTCCCCAGCGGATATAATCTGCGGCACAGCCTGTCATGGACGAACCAAGGCGCATGGCGTCCAGTATGCGGATAAGGTAATCTTCATCTGTTTCCGCTTCGGCCCCGCCTGTTATGGGCTCAGGATTGGTAAGATAGGCGATGCCAGTTATGGGCTTCACCATCAGCTTTATGGCGTCCTCTGCCACATTGCCTATCAGACCGCCCTCCACAGCACGGATTTGAACCGGAATAGTAACCTGGCCTTTGCTGTCCGGGGTCCCTTCCATCACATAATCCTCTGTTGTTTCAAACAGAACGCTTGCAGTCAGCCCTGCCGGTGTAGCAAACTGATAACCAGCGGGAATGATTGTTCCTACTGTCCCGGTTACTTCCAAAGTACCGCTGGCATGGTTGGCTTCTCTGCGGATGGTTCTTACCAGTTCCCCGTGGCGGTCAAGCCATTCCCCATATGACCACTGGGGAAATATCAGCTTAATTGCCTCATTTAACGTAAACTCCACAAACTGTGCTTTTTCCAATGCAGAGGGCCTTGTATAGTCCCATGGTATATTGCCCTCGCTTTTGTCAATCCCTTTTGGCAGATTATTTAACATCCGGCTGTGGATCTCGTCTGCGCTCTGCCCTTGCAGAAACTTCGGCGGGGTATACGGATAGTTATATTCGCCTATGTAATTCTCGTAATTTTCCCCTGGCATTTTTTATTCTTCTCCTTCAGGTGTTTAACTTTGCCCGAATGGCAGCGGTATTCCCCTCTTCACCGATTACCTCACAGCTTATCCACAAACTATCTCCCTCCCAGGAAAATTCAAAATCCCGTACCTGGGTTGTACGCCCCATAGGGTCTGCCAGCAGGGCTTCCGTTATGGTCCGTTCAAACGCGCTTTCTGCGGCCTGCCTGTCCGGTTCTTTGAATGCTTCCTCCGCTTCTATTCCCTCATTGGAGCTGTAACCGTCATGCGCCCACCTTTGGGTCAAGATTGCTTTGGTGCACCAGAGAACCCATGCGTCATAGCCGCTCCCATAGAGGGTTTGCTTCGCTCCGTCCGTGACGAAATCCCCTTTTTCAACATCCCACATTGGCGCAGGGGCGTATCTTGCCTGTGATTCCTGTTCTTCTGCCAATATAGACGGAACATCAAAAACCGGGAACAGCCCAAGTGCCATGAATCTTTTCCCCCTTTTTTAAATAGGTTTAAACTTTTGTGGCCGGAAGGACAATATCAATTACACACGCGTCATCCCCCACCCACGCCACGAGGACACGATCACCTGGCTTTATGCTGCGCATCTTCTCTGGGATCAGAGTATGGTGCTGGTGCATCCCGTCTGAGCTGTCCCCGCCTGCTGTCTTTTCGGATGGGATAGGCGGATCCGGCGCCGGGCCGGTCGCCTCTCCCACAGTGCCGCCAACGGTATGAAGATGGGAGCCGCTGTGAGGAAGTCCAATGTCCTGGGTCTTGGCCAGAATATGGCCGGTTTGCCCCAAAGTAAGCTGGCGGCATACCATGTAATCTGTCTGGGGAATGGGAACAGGGAATTTATTGGTGAGCAGGCTCATATCGCCTTGTATTACCCCAAAATCCAATACCTGCGGCTTTTCCCCTATACTGGACATCCGGTTCTGAAAAACGCCAGCCAGTTTGTTTATACCTTCATTTCCCATGGTATTTTCCATATATTCAATCCCTATGCTTTTGTTATCTCATTCGGGTATACCCACCCTACAGAGCCAATATGATAAGGGCAAGGCCTGGACAAATCGGTTGTGAGCGTTATTGTGCTCCGGTAATTGGTGAAGGTCAGCCCTTTGCCGTTGCCGTAACTATCAATATAAACAGGGCCGTTCAGAATGATTTCATCCCCAGCTTTGTAACCGCTGCCATCTTTCTTTTTACTGTCTGCATTTTCCGCTGCCGCAGGCGCCCGCATCAGTGTCATGGTCATTTGTTTTTGTGTAGCATTATGGGATACGCCCAGGACATAAAAAATGCCGGAGAGATTGCCGGCAGACATTTCCACAGCATCCCCCCGCCGGAGAAACGGGAGATCCGGGGAATTGACCAGAATACTTTCCTCCGGCTGCCCCCGGGATTTCAGCAGAGTTTTTGCCTCAGCATTTGCTTTTCCTATATCCTTATTGCTGTCCCGCCGTATGATTTCCTGCAATATCCCATAGTCCAAATTCCCGTCTATTACAGCATCTACGCTGGTTCGCCCTTCATCGTCTGCTTTGCCAATGATTTTTACCCGTGTAACAAGATTATTGATGGAAAGTTTGTCTGAGGTGCTTATGGTATTTTCACCTGTAAATTGATAGACTTCCTGGTTCATGCCATATCCGCCTACCCACAGCTTGCCATCCTTATAGGAGGCAACATACCGGATGCCGGTTTGCTGCTGTACTTCTTCCAGCAATTTGATAATCATATTGCTTACGGTTTCGCCATTAAATACTTTTTTCTCATGGGCCATCTGCTGATCCCATTGATAATCCAGAGGGACGCCCCAGTCCCCGCAAATATTCCCCACAATCGCCGGAGTTGCCAGCCCTTTGGAGAAATATTTGAAATCTTTGCTTTGCTGCAAACGTATCATAGGATCGTAAACCGTCACGCTGAGGGTCTGGCTCTGGCCCCGCTCATATTTCCATTCCCAGATAGTCCCTTCAAAAAGGGGTTGCCTGCCTTTTCCCCAGTCCGCATAAATTTTGATCATGCAGTTGATTTTAAGCAGGGAACGCAAATCGTCAGCGCCTGCTTTGCAGTCCGCCAGTTCCAACGTTGCTTTTTGGGCCAGTTGTCCTTCTTGTTCTTCCCACGCCAAAGACAAAAGGGCGTCATTGAGCAGGTATGTAGCGCCTGTTTCTGTAATCAGTTCGGCATCATAGGCCAGCAGCGCAATGTCTATCCCCATATCCTAATCCTCCGTTAAGTCGGTATTTTTAAAACATCCCCTGGCCATATCATGTTAGGGCCCCCTTTATGGGCGTCTATGACTTCTTTATTGGCCTCATAGAATTTTTTATAATCCGCGCCGTTGCCCAGATATTTTTGCGCCAAGTTCCAAAGGCAGTCCCCTGCAACAACGGTACAAGTCTGCGCGGCTGGCGGTGATGTGCGTTCCGCTGTTTTTTCTTGGCTGTTTGCCTGGTTGGTTGCTGTTGCGGATGGGGAAAGCTTGATTTCTTTTGCTTGTATCAGGCTGATGGAATAGTTGATATCGCCGTACCCCCCAGTTGGCGTCCCGGTAAAACTATTGAGGTAAACATCACAGTTGATAGGGGTTTCTGTTATAAGGAGCCTTGCCTTGACAGGCTTTCCCCGCTGTGATTTGAGCTTATCAATCCATTTATAGATTGCCTTTGGATCCTGCCATGTGCGTACATAAGGATCCCTTTTCCGCGGCTTCCCGGGAAAAATCCCGTTCCAGCTAAACCCGTCAAGGGATGTTCCGCTGGGGATTTTAACCTCCCCAATGTCAATAATGGAGTAGGAAGCAAACTGATTCCCTTTATTTACGCTGATTTCTGTAGGAAGCATGGGAAACCTCAGCCGATCCTTTGTTTTTAAATTGGTCAAGTAAATATCCATATCTTATCAACTCTCCCATTCTATTGTTGGTTTGTTCGCGTATACTTGCTGGAGCGATACCGCTAACTGGTAAGCAATTTCGTCAGTGAGATTTCGGATATTTTCTTTGATAAGTTCCACAAGGCTTTGGGTATCCGGCAAATCGCCGCCATTTACATTGATTTCAAAAGTAACATTTTGGATTGTGACGTTTATTCCGGTGCCGCTGTCCATGGCAGATCCGCTGGCTGCTGCGGGAACAGTATAATCTCTATTGCCGGCAAAGCCGCCCTCTGCGTATGGTTTTACCCCCAGTCTTTCCCCGGCTTCCTGCCACAGGCTAATTCCACGGTTTCTGCGTTTGCCGGAAAGGGGTATGATTGCCTCAGCGCCGTCCTCTGCCACCAGCCCAATATGCGGACGGGTCATAATGCCGCCTTCTGCATGAGGCGTGCCTTCTATGGCAGCTGAATAGCCTGCGCCTAGATTGTCGGATGCGTTTCCAAAGAAGCCTGTGACTTTATCCTTGATATCTCCAAGAAAGCCTGTAACTTTTTCTTTAATCCCATCCACAAATCCTGTTACGCCCTCTGCGATATTGGCTACCGCATTTGGGATTGTCTGAGTGAAGAAGTTGAGGACGCCATCCCATATTTCTTTTACTTTATTTGGGACGGTTTCAGTGAAAAATGTATTTAAGGATGCTCCAACAGCTTCCAAGGTATTTGGGATTGTTTCCGTAAAGAAGCCTGTTATGCCATTCCACAGCCCTGTGAAAAATGTTGGAACCGTGTCAGTAAAAAATACTGCCAGCGCTTCTCCAACCGCTGTTATGGCATTGGGGATGCTTTCTGTAAAAAAACTCCCGATCCCTGTTATCAGCTCATCCCACTTTTGGGGGATGGTTTCTGTAAAAAAGAGCTGTATCTTCCCTGCGGCATATCCGATTGCATAAGGAACGGTTTCGGTAAAAAATCCTTCTATCCTGGTCAGAAGTTCCCCGCACTTTTGAGGGACTGTTTCCATGAAAAAGCCGGAGAGCTTCTGGCCGACCATCCCAGCCGCCTGCGGTACTGTTTTGGTAAAAAAACTGCCAATCGCGGAACCTGCAGCAGATAATCCCTTCGCAATCGTACTGCCGCCGATTGCCGCCCCGGCTGCACCGATTCCGGCGCCAACTGCTGCACCTACGCCTGTTCCCACAACGGGAACAACAGAACCGACAGCCGCGCCGATTCCAGCGCCTTTGAGTGCGCCGCCGCCTATATTTAAGGCTTTTTTGCCTGCGCTTTCATTGCCAAGGATGCCGCTTCCAGTACCGCCGAGGGCTGTACCAACGCCGGACGCGACCTTATTTCCGGTACTGCTTGAGCCTGTCCATTCGGCAGCTTTTTGCGTCCCACGGTATGCGTCAACGCCAGTCTGGAGAGTCGCGGCTACCCCTGCAATAAAGGGAGTAGCTTTCGCCAACGCGTTTACAGCCGGTGCAATAGTTGTTCCTAAGCTTGTACTTGCCCCAAGCTGTCCTGCTTGGGCCATCCCAAGAGCGCTCTCCGCCGCATGGCTTCCGTTGGCTGCTGCATTAAAAATCTTTACGCCGCCAGCAACGTCCCGGACGGCCTTGGCACCATTTACAATGGCTTTGCCGCCTTTGTATGCCTTATATCCTGTTTTTCCTGCCTTAAATGCGCCATATCCCAGGACAGCCGCTGATAGTCTGCTGGTACCGCTTGCTTCCTTACCGCCCGGAAGAAGTGTTGCTGCATCTGAAATAAGACTTTTTGTACCGCCTTTTATAGCCTGCCAGATTGCCTTGCCGACTTTCTCCCCATCAAATCCTTCCAGGAATCCGTCAGCAAATGATTTTCCAATGTCAACACCATCTGCCACTGCGCCGCCGGCATCCACGCCAAGCAGGGCAAGGATGCCGTTTTTCAGTCCTGCACCCAGACCTGCGCCTATATCAGACGCCGCATTTGCAATTTTTTCTTTTCCTGTGGTCTGCCACCATTCTATAAAAGGCTGTGCAATAATTTCATCCCAGGCAATTTTTACTTTGCCGAAGAAATCAGCATTTTGCCATTCAGGGCCGACGGATATTTCTGCAAATTTTGTTTTCAGCCCTGCGATTTTTTCATCAACCGTGTCCATAAAATCATCTATGGCATTTTCAACAGCGGGTATCTGTAATGCAATCCAGTCCACCATGCCCCGGACATATGGCGATAGTCTCCCGCCAAAAGATTCTTTCAGTCCGCCAACTGCACTTTGCAGTTTTGTAAGCGAACCTTTCAGATTGTCCATCATTGTGTCAGCCATATCCTTGGCCACACCGTCACAATTCTTAATTGCTGCTGTAACCTTTTCAATATCGGAAGGAGCCGCATTCATCAGGGCAAGCCACCCGGACATGGCTTCTTCTCCGGCTATGGTTTTCGCATAATTGATCTGCTGCTGTTTAGACAGCCCCTGCCATGCAGAACGGGAGTCAATCAAAACATCATTCAATGCACGGACGCTGCCGTCTGCTTTGTAGAACTGCACACCTAATTTTTGTGTCAGTGTTCCCAGTGCACCCAGCTTTTTTGAGCTTGCCCCTGCATCTGTAGATAAACGGGAGATAATGGAACGGAGGGCGGTACCGCCCTGGCTGGCTTTGATTCCGTTGTTCGCCATCAATCCAATCGCAATAGCAGAATCCTCTATGGAATATCCCATTGCCCCTGCAACTGGAGCTACATACTTAAATGTTTCTCCCATCAAGCCCACGTTGGTATTTGCACTGCTTGACGCTGCTGCCAGAACATCCGCAAAGTGCGATGCTTCATTGGCTTTCATCCCAAACGCAGTCATGGCGTCTGTTACAATATCAGAGGTGGTTGCCAAATCTTCATTGGATGCGGCAGCAAGATTTAAAACCCCGTCTATGCCATTCAGCATATCCCCCGTCTTCCATCCTGCCATAGCCATATAATTAAAAGCTTCCGCCGCTTCCGTAGATGTAAATTTTGTTGTCGCTCCCATTTCCCGTGCTTTTTCTGTCAGCTTTTCCAGTTCTGTGCCGGATGCTCCGCTGACAGCGGAAACCTGGGACATGGCAGCCTCAAAATCCATGAATGTATGGACAGTATCCCCTAAGCCCAATGTGATTCCTGCAAAGGCTGCCGCCTGGGCAATGGGGCTTGAAAGCAGCCCTAACACTTTTTTGAAGGGGGAAGTAACCAGATCAACGGCTTTCAGCGTAACAGTCCAAACTTTACCGGCTATCTTTTTTCCGGTTGCAGCTACCTTTTGGATGCCTTTGGAAGCCATATCTTTCAATGTTGCCGCTACTTCCAGCCTGCTTTTGCCCTTCATGTTTTCAAGCTGTTTCTGGAGCTTCCCTATGGACTGCTCCAGCTTGCTCACATTGGATGCCGCGCTTTGTGCGCCGCTGGCCGTATCATCTGTTACCTGTGCTACAATATCTATAACGGTTACTGCATCGCCTATCTATGCCGCCCCCCTTCATTTTGTTAATTTCAGCACGGGGGCTTTTGATTCCGTCTGGATTGCGTCAAGGGTATATTGTTCATATAGCGCCTTTTCCCCAGGCAGGAGGGCCATATAATCAGCGATCCCGCCAATCTGCGGGAACCGTTCGCATACCTTCATCATCAGGTAGGTACGCCCCCGTGCTTTTATCAGTTTTTTGCGGTTTCCTCCACATCATCACCATAACCGCTGATTTCATTGATTTCATCAATGACGCGGTCTTTCTCACCGGACAGCAGGACCATATCGATCATGTCTACGCCTGTCAGCACGTTCAGTGCTTCCTGGGCTTTTTTGTTGTCCCATGTCTTTGCCCGGTCTTCATCCACCGTGGCGGTATAGATCAGCCAGGAACGGAATTTCGCCAGGTTGGTTTCAATCTCCCTTTTGGGCTGTCCGCGTTTCCTGGGCGCAAACTTGGTAGCGTGGTCATGGCAGGCCAGACTTTCTTCCTCAGAAATGGGCCTGATCCGGAATTCAAACTTCAAAACGCCGCCGCGCTTAATCTGGATTCGCTTATACGCGCTTTCTTTTTCCTTTTCTGTCCCGGCTTCAATCAGCCCCCGCAGAAGCTCGTCCTCATTCATCAGGACTTCTTCCTGGGACATGGTTTCCACTCCCGCAGGGTTTTCATCATAAATTTCAGGCATTGTATTTTTAGCCATTTGCTTTTTTCTCCTTTATTCCACCATTTTCCATTCAGCTTCTTTGAATTTTTCCAGCATTTCCGGGGTTGCGTTGACACGGAAGCTCCAGGAACGTTTGATAATTTCCCCTGGATTGAGGTTTTGCAGGTCAATCGTGCCATCCGGTACGCAGTTGCGGTAAACCACACGTTCTGCCTGCCCATCCCGGCGCCGCATTTTTCCCTGGAAATCAAATGTTGGGAAATAGCCGTTCTGCAAGTCTGTAATCAGCTCATCCAGCATTACGTCATCCCGCACAACTGCTTCCGTAAGGGTTAGCGTTACGCTATAACCCGTATTTACGGCATAAATCAAGGCGCTGCCTACAGGCTGGTAATCTGTATTGGCAGGGCTGATTTGCGTTTGGAACGTATCCACTTCTGCAAGGAAAATATTTGTTCCCGCTTTAGTAGAAACAAAAAGACGCCCGTCTTTCCCGCTTATTAGCTTTCGGACGTCAAGCAGGCTTTGGTCATTTAATCCATCCACAGATTATCCCCTCCTTACTCAGATGTTTCCGGGGCAAACCGGAATTTAAAGGCATAATGCAGCTTCTCCAACGCGTCAATATCATCTGCATAGACGATAAACCAGGCGCTGTCCCCCTCTGGAGAATTATTGGGGTCAAGTTCTACATGGGCCCCTGCAAGGAGCTTCTTTTCCGCAACCATTGTCTGGCATACGCCGTTGGAAACCTGGATTACGGTCATGCGCCCGTCCGGATCGTTATTAACGCGCCCAATCAGCACATCTACAGTATCATTCAGCCGCTGGAACAATTCAAAACGTACCTTAACCCGCTTGATTTTCTTCCAGCCAATATCTTCCTTAGTGCCCGGCAGCACCAGTGTATTTACCCCTTGTTCTACCCACACGGTATTGGCCGCTGAAACGCTGAACATCAGCACGCCTGCACTGATGGCGCGTTCATGCTGGTTATTCGTCAGCAGTTCTGTAACCTCGGTTGCGCCTGTAACAGCCAGATGCGTGATACTCTCATTGCTGGGAGTCCCTGCAATAAGCCCTGCGATTCTGGCAGCGGCCAAATATCCCTCATAGATTTTTCCGCTAATGTCTATAAACCCGTTTCCGACATATACGATTTGATAATCGTTATAGGCGCTGGCATGTTTCAAGCGGGTATCAAATGCAACTGTAGTTGGTTCCCCGATAACACCCATGCAGAATTTGCCGCCCTGATAAATGCGGTTGAGGAATAACTGCATCATCTGCTGTGTCGGGATATCCTCCGTATCAATCGACAGCACATTCCAGCGGTAGGCTTCCAAAACTTCAAAGGCCGCGCTGTAAGCCGCTATATTGACCGTTGGATCTGTCCCACCGGCGATTTCTGCCTGGTCAATGGTTTCAAGCTGCTGGTCGCTGTCTTTCAGCTTGGTTAAATTAAAATAGCTGCTTCCGCTTTCCGCAAACGCAGCCATCAGCGCCTGCACGCTATTGTCTGTATTGCTAAATGTCAGTTGTTCCAGCTGCTCCGTTCCTTCTAAAATCAAGAGTTCTGTAACAGTCGTATCTTCCAATGTTGGGCGGATTGTAACTGCAAGTTTACGGCTTCCGGGATATTTCAGCGTAAGCTGGACAACGCCGTCCCCTTGTTCGTCTTTGATGGCATATGTCCCGCATGTGCCGCCTTTGCCCAGCCGGACAGCATAGACAAGCCTTGCTCCGCCTTTAAACTGCTCCAGCGGCACGTCTGTTGTCCCGTTTTCGCCGCCGTCGCCATATTTTTTTGCAATATCCTCATATTGCTCCAAGGTCAGGGCCTGTCCAAGAGGGCCCCAGTTGGAACGGAATACCGCCGCGCATTTTCCATCGTCAACCCCGGCAATGGGCGGCGTTCCCCAGTTTTCATAGCGGAAGTAAACGCCGGGACGTATTTTTTTCTCACCGATAATAAAGAAAGATGCCATTATTTCACCTCACGGTTCAAAAACTCTTTAACAATTTCAGCAGCTTCCTCAAGAGTTGCCGAATCTTTTCCCGCTGTCTTTAGCGCTATGGTCACCACTTCGGGGGTGGTCCCAAATAACTGACGGGCCTTTGCCGCCAGCTCCGGTATTTTGTAATTCGCTTCCATTTTCTAATTCCTCCTTTGCTGAATTAAAATGCGGATGCAGAAGCTTCACCTGCGCGGGTTCTTTGGGCGGCTGTGTTAAGACTCCATATTGCCCGGTTAGTCCTAACTGTCCTTCCCGCAGCGGATCTGCATTGTGCCGCGCCGCTAATTGATTGACAAACATGGGGCTGCCGTCAGAAAGCACAACCTCCCCATCTATCTGGATACGCTCAATCATTGCCTTGATCCATTTATTGCGTTCTGTTACGCTTTCTGCTATGACGTGTGCTGAAAAAGTCCCGGTGAACCAGGTTACAGCATAGCTCTGCCTGCTGGCGCTTGCAGTCCCCTCAAACCGCCAATAGATTGCGGGGGTTTCGTCTGTGGGCTTCCAAATGGGCGGCATGGCGTCATAGGCAATGGCCGTCATCTGGGGGAAATATTGTTTTATCCACAGGTTCAGCCCTTGTACCGGATCCGGTGTTATGGAGATCTGTTCCGGGAATTCCATCAGTTCAAAAATTACCGTCAGCCCGTAGCCCTCCGGAGTTGCGTGGTTCGCCGTATTGGAATTGTTCTCATAGGTAAATTCATCTGAACGCTCCCATTCCGCGCAGATGGTTGTTTTATCCCCGCCTGTATAAAATGTGCCGGATAACAGTTCAATGAGCCGCTGTTCAATGGCCCTGTCCGGGTCAAGCTCTCCAACAGCGGCACATTCTGTGTTGCACCAGATATTGACGGTCAGTGTCCCGGCCGACTTACGTTCCGGATCGTGCCTCATGTCTATGTTGAAATCCGCACGGGGGTATTGGGCTCCCTTCCATCCCGGACGGCTGTCACTGGGGGCTTTTTGATAAAAAAATGCCGGCGTGCCATTATAGGCTGCCAGCATTCCTGCTATCTGTGTATCTGCTGATACCTGTTCATGAATCAGCTTTCTGATTGCTGCGTTCATCGTTTTGCACCGCCTGGTACTGAAGCGTTCATTTCATAATTAACCGTCTGGAAGTCACTGGTCCAGTAAATTTCCCATACGCCGATTGCCACATCTGCCGCTAAAATGTCCAGATAACTGGTGGCGTTGTTTTGGATGTTGCAGTAAAGCAGGCGCAGCTTGTCGGCGGTGACTTCTGTTACGAACCCGTTCCGGAAAGTGGTATCGCCAGCCCTGCGGATACGGATACAGTCTGCCCTGTGAATTTGTGCGAGATCGAAAACCTCATGGGTTGCATTTGTAATGAGCGGCAATTATTTTCCTCCTCTGTATGGTCTGGTGTAGATTTCTTTGATTTTTGGCAGGGCTTTGTCAATCACCTTCTGCTTGTAGGGCCTGGGCTTCATGCGGCCGGCGCCGTTCTCCAGCAGTTCACCAAGAGGCATCCCACCTGCCTTTTCCTTGCTTTCGATAGTGGAAACCGCCCGGAAGCGGCTGCCGCTTTTTTCTACGTGGACGTGAGTACCCCATGAAAGCCGGAATACGCCGGTCCTGTTTGCAGGGGCTTCCCCCGGTGCAGAGGCCCGGTAGAGCTGTCCGCCCCTCAGCTTGTGCCCGTAATCCGCCATCATCTTTTTTGTTGGCTTACTTGGTCTTTTCCCATGGGTATTGGGCATTTTGTAAACCCGGCCTGTACGTGTTCCCCGAAGAACATAAAGGGACGCATTGCGCAGCTCATTGCTTGCCCGGTATGCCCGTGTGGATACTTCCTTCTGTACACCTTTCAGGGTGGCTGCTACTGCTTTTCCAATCACTTGGGACGCGTTTCCCCAAGCCTGCTGCGGCATTATAGGTCGCTCCTTTCATCACAGTAATAAATAGTCCAGTGATTGATGCCGCCCACGTTATAAGGGGCCGTTTGTACGATATACCGCCTGTCCCCCAGCACCAGGGAATCCCCAGGCTTTATTTCAAATGGCGGCGTGCCCTGCTGGATGATTTCATGGGAAACCGGATGTTCTAACTGCCGCCACCGTTCGATTTCTTCCGGTTTCGCCGCCGCAAGAATAGCCTTGATAGTTCCCAGATGATCCCCGCCGTTTGATATTACCCTGCCGCTGGCGGTCCGGTGTTCGCCGTTTCTGTATACCTCAAATTGGCGCAGTTCCTGGCCCGGTACCAGATAGATTCCACTTATAAACATTTAGACAGCCTCCTTATGTAGTCATCCTGCGGAATGGCGGACTGTCTATACCGTGCATGGCGCGGGGATTTTCTTCCATCCCTTTATGGAAATATGGAGGCGTGTCCTTTATGGACGGGGCAAGGGTAGGAATGGATGCCGCAGCCAGTATCTGCTTTTTTAACGTGTCATAAAGCTTTTGCCAGTTGGCAGCCCTGTCCCCCAAATCATATTGCAGGACGCTTATTTTCGTATTGACCTGGTAGGACAGCTTAAAAAGGATGGCTTCCAGCACAGTTAGCTTTGCGAACAGCCACGCCTTTTTGCCCTCTTTCAGCCCGTCCAGCATGGCTTCATATTCTTCATCTGCAAGGACACAGGTATCCGCGCCTCCGTCTGTCAGGGTGTCCCCAAGTTCAAAGCGCATCTGATCCTTGCCCCTAGCCTTGATTTTGGTAGGGTCATAGCTGTATGTCATGGCCGGCCTCTTTATTCATTGGAAGGTTCGGAGCCGTCGTGCACTTCTTCGCTTTCAGTAGGTACCTGAACCTCTGCTGCTGCAATAAGCTGCACACGTTCTGCCTTGCTTTTCGCTTTGGAAATATCCACACCAAGATCAGCGGCCAGCTTTTCCAGCTCCCCATTCTTCCAGTCCATCAGGGTATCCGCGTCAAGGTGCCCTGTCAGCATTTCGCCGGGCTCGCCACTGGCTGGGATATCTGATTCATTCTTTGCAGGAAGATCGATTTCAATAATTTTTCCCATTTCTATCAGCTTCCGTACCATCTTTGGCTCAATTACCTCCTGCGGGATCACTTCTCCCACCCGATAGTCCTGGTCAAAGCGTACAGGCTTATTTGCGATAAATGCCATAATCTTTTTCCTCCTTTACGCCGCAAAATCTTCACTCACCGCATTTTTGAGGAATACCCCCAGGTCAGCGGATGTAATCTCAGGATCGGTACAGAGAAGCCCTTCAATAAATTCCGTATGGGTGCTCTCTTCTCCAAGGTATTGCTGGACGGCTGTATATTGTCCGTTGCCCAGCATATCCCAGGTGAAAGTATATCCTGCGCTTGGTTCATCAATGCTGGGGGCACTGGTTGTATAGGTCAGCAGGACATCATTCGGATTGCAGATGAAGCGCATATCATCCGGAGCCCCATAAGGCGCGGCGTTATATACGCTTTTTGCTACAACAATCTCATTCAGCCCAAACAGCTGTGCAAGGACATTTTCAGTTACATTTGCAGGGTTTGCCTCGCTGCCCTGATACTTAATGCGCTCCAGAATCGACGGGTTATTGGTCAGCGCGATATAAGCATTTGCACCCAGCGCCATCTTGTTTGGCTCACGCAGGCCGGAAAGAAGCATACGGTGGCGCAGCCGGCTGAAAAAGATCACTGGGTCGCAGTTTGCATTGTCAAAACAATAGAACTGGGACGTGCCGGGAGCACCGGTATTTACGCCCTCATAAACGTGTGTCCAGCTGGCCGAATTGAAATATTTGCCCGCCCATACCCGGTCAAGATGGATATTCATTTGTTCGGCTACCCAGCGCACCTTGGAGCGGCGCGGGTCAATAACAGCAGGTGCATGGGTTCTCTGGAGATCCAAAGTGCTGATTTGATCAATGCCGGTAATCACCTGATCTACCTCGCAGTGGTAGAAGTTCTCTCTTTTGCTGTAGATACCAGGGGAAACATGGCCAAATTCCGGCTTTCTGGCCACATTGTCCCTTGCCAGATCCCCTTTGTCAAATTCATAATAATGGGCTGAGGATGTTGGTACAGGAACAATGGGGAATACCTTGCGGGCTACAAATCCCGCTGTATTCTGGAAATAAGAAAGGCATACATTTGTCAGGTAAATATGCGGCCTGAATATACCTTTTTGAATCTGGGACGAAAGTTTTTGGATTGTAATAGCCATTGTGCTTTTCCCTCCTTAGTTTTTATATCCGCTTTGCGTGATTTGGATTTGTACCAGTTCTCCCGCTGCGGATGCCGCTGTCATTGCAATTCCGAGAATAAAGTTTCCGCTTGCAGCTTTTTTAGCCTGCCCCATGGTGCTGACCGTCAGCAGATCTCCCTTTGCAATGGCTTCCCCCGCCTCAATCAAACCAATATGCCGGATCAGTACGTCAATTTCTGTTCCCGCCTTTGTTACAAGGCCGTTATCATTGTCATAGGCAGATGTATCGCTGAGGATAATGCCAATAGCAGGATCCCCGTCCGCTGCGGGAAGGGCCAATTTTCCGTCACTGTTATAAGCAACTGCCTTGTGTGGTGCATTTGTAATATCCCCTGCTGTAATGTCACGGATGGTTGCGCTGTTATTGATAAAGGCGTTTAAATACTGTTTTTGTCCCATTTTTACCTTCCTCCCATATATTCCGCTTCATACTGCGCCGCCAGTTCAGGATTTTCTTCCCATGCCTTAATAATGGCGTCCGGTCCGTCTAATCCGCCTGTCGCCGATTTAGCCAGTTCAGCAGCCTTCATTCCAAGCGTTTCTTCCACTCCCGCACTGCCCTGCGTATTCTTTCCAATTTCACTGAACAGGCCGCTTTTGGTCAGCATGGTTACATTTTCATCCAGCAAGGCAACATAATCACCATAGATTGTGCCGCCTGCTTTTTTCAGTTCGTACAGCTTTGCCGCCAGTTCATCAGCCTTTTTGCCAAGAACTTCGTATTTTTTTGCTATGACGGTCAGGCGTTCCATTTCCAGGCTCTTTTTCAGCTCCTCAACCTCTGCGCGCTGGCGTTTCATGAGTTCCTGATATTCCGAAAGAGCTTTCTGTACCTCTGGATGCAGTTCCCCAGATGTGGAGGAAGGACTTTGTGTTTCTGGTGTAGCTCCTTTGGCTACATCTCCTTCCGGGGCTGCGGAAGCGGCGCCGGGTGCCGTACCCATGCCGGATTTATCATCTGGTATGCCGTATTTTTTCTCAAGCCCTTCCAAAATAGCTTGTTCTTCCGGGGTCATTTTGCTTTTGTCAAATTCCATGATATGAGTTGCCTCCTTTTCAATCGTGCTTTCTATTTCTGATTTCTGCGGATTATTTCCCGTTGCGTCTTCATAGCCTTTTTTGAGCCACGCAAGCAATTTTTTGATCATTCCTTCATCCGGATCTGCAACTGTTTCCGGCTCCTTGCGTTTGAATAAACATATATGCGCATCTGGATTTGCGCCTTTATCTACAAGATCTACACTTGTCACGGACAGATTTTTCAGCTTGGTTGCCAAAATTAACTGTCACTCCCTTCCATTGGTTCCCGGATGGCTTCTCCTTCTATGGAAAACATAGAATATTCGCCGCTTTTGATTTTTTCCCATACTTCATCATCTGCGACTTGAAAGCCGATCCACCAGCCTTCTGGCAATATGTCTGCCGGGATTCCCAAAGCTGCGGCTTTTTCTTTGGTGAATACGATACTTTCTATGACATGCCCTACGCCGCCGCGCTTGTGCATCTCCCCAGCTGTCCCGAAATCTGCCACATACGCATAAGCGGCTTTTTCCAGGTCTTCAGTGTCAATGGCGTCTCCCTGCCAGTCTATGATCTGCTCACCGTCTACCCTGACTGCTACATTGGCCCAGCCAAATACAAGCCGGCTGTCATCATCTGACTTTATGACGGTTAGATTGTGCGGATGGCCCCGCACTTTGGTGATGGGGCTATAGGTCTTTTTGCTCATCTGTTCTCTCCTTTTTCTTTTTTAGTTGGTGTATCAGCAATTCTGTGTAAGCTGTTACAAAAGATTTCTGAGAATCAATAAGGGCACGTACAGCAAAAGCTGTTTTTCTCCCCTCAATTTTCAACATAGAACGAAACCGGGAAGCCTTTTCCTTCAGCCCTTTGGCATGTTTCCAATCTGCCGCATATTGCGGGCAGTTAATTTCCGGATTCTCTTTAAATGGATCAATTCCGTTTGCTTCAAAATAAGAATTTTTCACCATTTTCTGATAGACATAATCTGGATTGAGCAAATACCCCATATAAATTCCCAGGACCTTTTCTATTTTATTTCTGGTAATATAATATTGAGATTTTCGTTTATTTTTGAAATCATCTTCACATTCCTTGCTATATTTACAATAACCACGACAGCAAAATAACATATCTTTTTCGTATATCTGTCCTTGCAGCATACGTGCCATACAGTGTAAATCTTTTTCATTTAATACCATATGCCTACCCCTTTTTGGGCGCAAAAAAACGTCACTTTTTTTAAGCGACGTTTTTTATTGCCTTTTTATCATCAATATTGTATAAGGTCATCCTCTTGGGTCAGATAGCCCAAAGCATAAACATCTTTACCTTTACTCAGGCATTCATCTATAACCTCAATGATCTTATTTTCAAAATCATTGCCACCCAATCTGTATTCATAATGGTAAGATGGAAAATCTGTATGAAACGCTTTTTTATATTTTGCCATTGCCTTTTTTGTTTCTTTGCCATATTCGGTAAAGAGGTGAGCGCCCATTTTCACTCCACCTTTCTAATAATTTCTAAAAATATCCGATATGTATTCGGAAGGTACTTTTTCACATACTCCAATTCCAGGCCGCCACAGGTTTCTGCACTCATGATATTAGCCCACATCTCAGAAGCTGTCCCATAATTTCTGCAAATGGATTTGACCTTTGCTTGAGAGGACACATCAAATTTCAGCGCTTTATAAGCTTTTTGTAACTCTTTTTGATAGCCTAAAGACTTGATGCTGTTATAGAAACGGTTATAGTATCCTTCCTGATGTCCCCATTTTACATGCTTTCCATATGAGCCGCTGAACATGCCGCTGATTGCATCTTGAACACCTGCGGATGCATCTGTTGACAGTAAATCTTTTTGAATACTGCTAAGTATTGGCTTCAGCGTTTCTTTATCTTTTCTCAATGCAGTCAAAAATTCATCGCTTGAGCTTGGAACCTGGCGGATAATTTTTCTGTCCCCGCTTCCTATAATAATATACATATTGAGAGTATCTATCTCGTTATAGTGCAAATCGGAGAATTGTGCGCAACTGTCAAAATAGTGCCCAAACTCATGTGCCAAAGTAGAATACTTATTCTTACTGTTATTTATATAAGGCTGCAATGGATAAGAGAAAACAAGCTTATTTGTGCTTGGCATATAATAACCGCTTGTCCCGCTTTGAATTTCCGCCACACCATCAGCATATTTTGCATAGAGCTTTTTGATAGCCGGATTTTCATGCTTGTTCAGATGTCCTGTATAAGCTTTATAATCATCTTCAGCCATAGCAGCTTTTAGTTTTTGCGTGCCTTCTTCAATGTTGAGTTCCGGTTCCAATGGAAGTTCAGGCTCTCCTGTCTCTATTGTACTGTCAGTGCTGTTTGGAGTCAAGTTTGTTCCGGGAATTTCTTCATATGCCACAGCGCATCTGCATGATGGATGCCCAGGCGGGAGCATTTTGCCGTTGCTGAATTTTTCATCTATGTTCCGCTTTTCCCCATCCATCCGTTCGCAGATATGGCAGACACGCTCGTCATATGCTGTAAGCCAGATTTTTACACAGTCCCCGATATAGCCCTGGGCCTGCGCGTCCTTAGTGGCTCCATATGATCCAGCATTATAGGCAAACGCCAGTTCCGTCCGGGCAATATTCTGCGCCCGGTACCGGTGCTGTTTTCCTGCATACCTAGCCGCGGCTTCGTCTGCTTTTTTCTTCGCGGTTTCCGGCCTGCAATTCGGATGGGCTTTCAAATAAGCCTGCTCTACCGCTTGCCGGTGCCTTACGTTTGCAACAGCCTGGGGCATAGTCAAGCCGACGACTGGGCGGATCATGCGTGCTGCTTCATCCGGTGTTACTGCTGTATAGCCGCTTATATGAGCAATAACAGCATTCAGCGCTTTCCGCTGTTCCTGGATGATGTTGGTGACCAGCTCGGCGCCATGGTTTTTAATAAAATCCATAGCAGCGCTGACAGACGGTTCATATATGAACTTCGGATATTGGGCGGCGACTTCTGCGGCGGCTGTATTGGCGGCCTGCTGCCATAATGGAGAAATCTTATTTTGAATGAACAGGGAATAATCCTGTGTCCATTGCTGGTAGCGCTGCTCTGTGATTTCTCCGGCAAGATATGCTTCCCGCAGTTCCTTATAGGTCAAGCCTTGTGCCTGTGTATTCCAGAAGGAAACAAGAAATTCTATGGCTTTTGGTTCTGTTGCTGTGAGGAAAGATTTCAGTTTGTTCAGTATAACCTTTTTGTTTCCTTTGGGTTTGGGCGGTATTTTGGGCTTTGGCCGCGCCTTGGTAAACCGTATCATTCCTCACCCTCCGTACCAGAGTCATCCTTTCCTGCGGCTGGAGGCGGCCGCTTGGGATTTTTCATATCTGCACCCGTGTCCCGGTCAGGCGTTTTTCCAGGGGCCATGTAAGTGGTATCAAAATCACGCTCCGGCAAATTTGCTGTCATGCGCAGATAATCCTCCATACCTTCATCCGGGGTGATCGCCCCAATGCCGACCATCTTACTGACGAACTCTCCCAGCTTCGAGAGATCCTGTGTTTCAATATCTCCATGAATCAATTCAGGATAGCCAGTGATCCCTTTGAAGTGTTCCCCGTTTATGTCTATCAGGCGGGGGATGGCCTGGTTATTGAAAACCTCGCATATCAGGTCAAGGAATGCCCCTAAAGCGACACTGAACAATTCGGTTTTGTCGCTGGAAAGGGCAAAGCTGCCAACGTTTTGGTGTCCTAACAGAACAAAATCTGCCAATACAGTCATTGCCATACGGGTATCATACCGCTCAATAATTGTATTGGTATCAAATTGCCGCCGTCCGCCTGTCGAAGCCAGCGTAAATTTCCAGCCGCTGCCCAAAACAATGCCTTCCCGTTCATCCCTTCGGACGCTCCTTACAATACTTTCTGCCTTGGCCAGCTCGTCTTTATATTCATCACTCCAAATATCTGTACCTTCCGGAGCTTCCAGCACAGGCAGCCCAGCCAGATCCCGCTCTATGCCAATTCCTTCTATCTCCTGAATTCTGCGCTTAAAATACCAGTCCCGGTAGCTATTCCGCAGGATACTCCTTCCTTCAGGATTCCCTTTGCGGCTCTTGGTTTTGAAATGCAGGGCTTTTTCTATAGGGATGAACACTTGCTCATAGTTCGGCGGCGCACACTGGATCAGTCCCAGCAGGTTGTCTTTTTCATCATATTTCCATTCCCAAAGGGTATCCTGGGAGCGTATGGGAAGCTTCCGCCAGCCTATTAAACCATCTGAATATTTGCTTCTGGTTTCTGGATTTTTGGTATTGCCCATGCGCCGCTTGTAGACGATCTCATGGTAACTCCATCCATAAGTCAGGAAGGACAGCACCTCAGAAATAAAGTCACTCCATGTTTCATCCATATCATCCATACATGTCCGCACAAATTCTGCGGCTTCTGTATCAATATCAGATGTCCCGGCTTCTTTGATATTCCATTCCGATTGCCGCATGAGCATTTCTGTTGCAAATAAGATTGCCCCGATAACATCATCATTTTCAGACATTTCTTTATAGGTTTCAATTCCCTTGCGCCCACGCAGTTCCCGGAGAAATTCCTCATATATCCAGCCTGTGTTAAATCTGTATAGGCCGGTTCTGCCGTATTCCTGAAATTTGTTGATAGCTCTCCACCTCCTCTAACTGCGTCAGTAGCTTTCTTTAGCCATATCATCGCCGCCAATTCCGGATATAGGCTTATCCATCAGATACAATATGCCCTGGACAGTTGCGTCCACAGTATCTTTATAGGTTGTACCAGGGAACCGCAGAAGGTCGTCTATCAAATCTGCTTTCCATGGCGCAAATTCCGGAAACAAAATGTTTCCAGCTTCAAAATACGGGGCAACTGACAAAGCACGATCCTCTTTGCTTCCCTTAGGGTTAAACGGTATCATTCCGGGTATGGTTTTTCCTAAGTAATTGATAATAGCCGGGCCATTGGCCTTGTCCTCCACTATCTTTGCCCTTGCTTTCGGATGTTTCGCCGTCAGGTTCCTGATTGCTGTAACGCTTGTTGTAAAATCCATTTTGTCATTGACCACATCTACAAAGAATATCTGGGAACCCTTTCTTGCCATCACAATTCCCGCACATTTTGCACTGGCTTCACTATCCTTGAAGGGCAAATCCCAGGATTGGATAATCGTTGCCCCTGCCGGAAGCTCCCGATAGGTCTGGTTCATCCATTCACGTTTGAATATTGTGCCCCCTGCCGGCTGCGGACGCTGCCCGTACATGGAAGTCCAATCGTAGATGCCTACGGTGGCCTTTATCTTCATCAGTTCAGCAATCGGATATTTTCCGGGCCAGAGGGCTTCGCCTTCCTGTCTTGGGTCCATTGGGTGGCGGTCCTTTTCCGCTATTGCCGGAAGCAGCAGTATTTCCCACTGATCCGCTTCCGGGTCTCTTTTCGCAAGCTCCAAAAGCCGCCCTGCCAAATCATCCTCATGCCAGCGTGTCAGAGTCACCAGTATAGAGCCTTGCTGTTCCTGCCGGGTATAGAGTGTACTGGTGTACCATTGCCACAGCTTTTCACGATAGGTGGAACTGTTGGCTTCTTCCCGGTTTTTTATTGGGTCATCTATAATGATGTAATCCCCGCCCATGCCTGTGATACCGCCGCCAACGCCTGCCCCACGATAACTGCCCCTGTGTCCCACAATTTCAAAAATATCGGAATTGCGAAGGGCGTGTCC